CCCGACCCATCCTGATAAATACCTTTGACATCACCAGTCTGCTGATCTACATCAAACCTAGAGATTGTCCAAGGCGCACGAATAGCGACCTTGCGGATACCCATACGACCGTCAGAATATTTAGAGCGGCCTTTGTCGCTTCTTGTAGTCGGCCCATTGCGTCTTTTATAGATAACTTCAAACCAAGCAAAGCCGTAAGAAAGGCTTGAAAGGGCTTCAGCAACATGGTCATCAAGAGTGTGATCCATGTCATCAAGGACAGACTTAACAAAGTCAGCTTCTCTTTTAGCTTCTGCAGTATCATTGGCTGGCATTACCTTTAGGTCTACGTCACGAAGGACTTGTTCAGTGGCATACATAACAGCACCGATGGTGCTATCGTTGTCTCTCATCTCACGGTACTTGCGTATAGCTTTCTTTCCACGCAACTCAGGTAGAAACTCATCAGCACGTATTTGACCGTTATAGGTGTTGTCACCAGCTACACCTAGTATTTGCTTGGCCTCTGTCTCTGAGAGCTTCTTAACCATTACCGTAATCCTTTGGCGCTACTATACGCTAGTTTAAGCGTAGGTTTTGCGTAGCCGTTCAATGAGAGGTCCGTTATAGCCCAAACTAAAGCATCAAGACGGTCTGGTGAGCCTATGGACCCTAGAGGTTCCCACTGTACCATCTGATCTTCTAAATCATTAAGTCCTCTTACGTGTTTAACTTTGTCTTGCTCATATAGAGCAGATACTGGTTCAGCCCGTGCCATCTTCCCTCTGGATGCATGTACGAGCTTTACTGGGACTGTTTCATCTTCTGTGTGTAATGTGTGACGAACCATATCGCCACCTTGGTTTCTTTCTGCAACAATGCGGTCTGCCATATGCTCTCTATAGAGTTCTACGGCTTTGGATGCCCACTGTTGAGGAGTGTATCTACCTGTGTGATCTTCTAAGACGTACGCTATTCCGTTGACATCTACACCAGCTACAACAATACCAGTCATGTCACTTTCTGCATTTGCAGTAACTGCGGGGTCTATGGATACTACTATACGATTAAGAGCAGGAACCTCATCTTTGTCTACCTCACATGAGGCTAAGAGAGTTCTATTCCATAGAGCGCCTGACGCTTCGTCCAGGATTTCGGCGTAAAGTTCTTGGCGACCAAGGCGGGTGCCTTCATAGGTCTTACGGACTGCGTCGAGGAAAGTATCAGCAAGATTAGCAGCGTTATCATAAGTACTGCCGGTAGAGACTGTCGTTTTGTCGTCATCTAAGATATTTCTAATGAGTTTGGTTGTTTTTGGTGTTGTAGTTACAAATACTTGCGGTCTACGTCCAAGTCGTAAGCCAAACTGTAGCATATCCCAAGTTTCTTGTGCGTTCCTCCATGCACATAGCTCATCAGTCCATGCAGAGTAGGCTTGTGGACCCCTGAGTCTTTCTGGGTCTTCTGCAGAGAAGAATACAGCCTTAGCTCCATTCTGCCAAGTGAGTGTATTATTAGTGGGAGACCATATAGGTAATCCTAGTGGACTTCCTCTATAGGATTTATCTCCCTTCCAACATACATTAATAAGACCTGAGTCACCCTCGACCATAACTCGTCTTACATCACCCTTAGTAGGAGCTACACAGTGGACTATCTTATCGCCCTTCTTAATTCTGTGTCTTACCCACTCAGCACCGGCTCTGGTCTTACCCCAACCCCTGCCAGCTAGAGCTACCCATACATTCCAGTTGCCTTTAGGTTCTAACTGCTCTGGCCTAGCCCAGAACTCCCAAGAGTGTTGCAGTTCTTCTGTCTTCTCTGGGCCAAGTTGTTTTAGTGCAGCTGCAACCTCATCATCTGGTAGATCTCTAAGTGTCTGTGCTGTTATCTTTGGAGTCATCAGAGGTTTTACCGAGTAAGGTCATAAGAGTGTCTATAGCACTAGCGTCTTGGTCGGGGTCGACAGACATCTCTTCGGCTTGTACAGTCTCCTTTGGACTCCATCCAGCCTTAGAGCGTAGGAATAACTCCTGAGAGGGAAAGTGACCATTAAGGGCTTGCTCAACGACTACGTTACCAATACGTGAGGAGATCTCTGCTCTGGCCTCACTAACGTCTCCACCATAGTACTTATAGAAAGTAGCTAGGTTACGTGGGGCATTCTGGTAGCGCTTATTAATAGTAGCCATGATGTCTTTGATCTGGACACCATCTTTGACCGCTTGCCTAACGTATTTAGCAATCGGCTCACTATGCTTCAGTGGCTGAGGTTGAGAGTTACTCATGGTTTTTCCTATGGAGAGCCTTTAGAGGCTGCAGATCTATAGTAATCTATAGGCTAAGCCTAAGCTACAATCCGTCTTCGCTGAGAATATATGATTGAGGAGATACGATTGATAGCTGTCGGCTATGATGGGCTATATAGGTACTAATTAACAAATGTCAAGGGGTAAAACTATATTTATTTTCTAGGGAGCCTATAAGGAGCTGCAGACCTAGATCTAGCTGCAAAGACTATAGGCTAAGTCGAGATCCCCTCTTAAGTTACACTTAAGTGCTACTATAGTCTTATAATAACTATATGTATTATAAATTAAAGAGTTACTTAAGAGTTACTTAAGTTAGTGGGTATATAGTGTGTCAAGAGCAGAAATCAAGTAGGTGCGACATTATGTCATAGGCTAACCTTATTTTTTATATTGGAAACTATAGTGGCTACTCCAGGATTTGGCCCTAGCCAGTCTCCTAGCTAGGGGCCCCGTGGTTAAGTTAGGTAGGCTAGGCCTAGGTAGAGCAGGGCGAACAATAAGCTCGCCCCTAAGATATCCCTAATCACGAGCTGCAGGCCTCGGCAACCGCGGCTTCATATGCAGCAACGATATCTTCGCGCTTGGTATCGCCGACCTTGATAGACATATACATGGTCAGCGCTTCGGTTAAAATCTCACGCTTTACCTTATCTTTTTCTGCAGCGATATACTTAGCGCATATCTGGACAAGCTGGCCGTGCGCAGCATGGCGAAGTTCTTCACGTGAGACGCGGCGTTGGTTAAAGTAATTTGACATAGTGTGACCCTTTCTAAGATCTAAAGCTATAGCGAACTTGCTATACATATTTAATAGCAGTTGCAGCGCATGGCGTCAACAATAAAATGCATTATTATTAAACTAATTTTGTAGCTTATATCTAAGCATAGACCATAGCATAGACCATAGCCTGGCCCTAAGTATAGCCCTAAGCCAGGACCCAGGATAGGAAATAAGCCAAGCCCCAGGATAGGAAACTAGCTAAGGCCCAGGGTAGGAACTAAGCCTGGCTCCAGGCCTGGCTCCAGGGCTAGACCCTGGGTAGAAATTAAGCCAGGCTCCAGGGTTAGACCTAAGCTAAGACCCTGGATAATAAATAAATCAAGGACTTAGCCAGGCTCCAGGGTTAGACCCAGGGTAAGGCCCAGGGTAGGAAATGACCTAAAGTTTTAGCCTCGGACCTGGCCAGGGCCACACATATGTGATCACAAAAGAACCCACGATGGGAAACCTAAGCCAAACCTAAGACAATCATCCATGCCATAACCATAAGAAAACACTAGGTTTTATTGCAGCTAATCATTTGTGATCACAAACTAGAGCTTCCCTATAGAAAAAACTATGGGTTTGACTTAGACTATTTTAAATGGTACTCTCTTAGTACGGGATAGGTGCGCCTAGTGATTCGTGCCCTAGCCTGTAACTTAGCCGCAGCTTATGCTGCAAACTGTAACCGTTACTTAGGAGGTAACTATGAGAGACTATGGTAAATCTCTCGAAGGTCTGGAGATAGAAACTTTCTATGACTCCAATGGGCTTTCGCAAAGGTGTAAGACTTTCTTATACGAATACCTAGCTAGAAAGATAAAGAATGAGGTAGATTGCTCTGACAGTCTTGATACTAGCTATTACTACGAACAAGCAGCTAAGGTCAGTAAGGTCTTAGATGTCTATTGGCCTAACGTAGACAAAGATGAGCCTAATGCTCTATTTATCTACCCTGACTTAGCAGCTAGGGATAAAGGTCGCAGCGGACGCAGAGGAATGCGTATAGGTCGTGCTATTAGGAAGATGTTTCCGGTCTTAACGGATAGTGAAATTGACAGCCTAGTGGACACGATAAAGTCTAAGATGATGCCCAGAGAATATACCATTCATACTGGCTTTAGCGCCAAAGACTTTGCCAAAGCCTATTCACATACTCAGGTATCCCCTGAGAATTTGGATACGGGTTGGCATAAGAAACATATGGTCAATAGCTGTATGCGGTATTCCTTCGACCATATGCCTAATCACCCAGCTGAGGCTTATGCCTCTGGTGACTTCGAGGTTATCTGGTTAGAAGATGCCGGAGGTCGTATCGGTGGTCGTGTTGTTGTAGCCAAAGCTAGAGCAGGTGTAGAGATAAAGCCTAAAGCTGGACCTATCTATGCAGTCTCAGAAATGGCCTACAAGAAACTCCGCGAGTTTATTTCTTTCGCTGAAATAGACCTTGGAGGCCACCAGTCATGGGTAGGGTGTCAGCTTAAAGCTATACCACATGAGTATGGCTACATTGCTCCCTATCTTGACTACGAACCCAGATGGTTAGCAGAAAAGTATGACGGTGGCAGCTCTGTTACCAAGCTAGAGATTTCTAGGGATGGAGATATAGACGCCAGCCAATACAATGGCTTACTTGCGACCGGTGGTCGTTGCCATTGTCTAGAGTGCGAGGATGAGGTAGATGAAAACTATGTCTACACCCGCGATGGTGATAACTATTGTGAAGCCTGTTACCACGAACTATTCTTCTGCTGCGACTATTGCGAAGAAGATATGTCTAGGGACGAAGAGCGGGAAATACACACAGTTAATCGCTGGGGTAACAACACTCAGTCATGGTGCGAGCATTGCTCTAGTCATCATGCTGTAGAAACCGAGTCAGGTGAACTCTGGGATGAAGACCATGTCTATACCACAGGTGATGGCATAGTTATCAGCCAAGATGAGTATGACGAAGATTACTTCATGTGTGAACTTGTAGAAGAAATCTATCATAACGATCAGAGCGTTGATCTAAGTTGTGGTGGCAGGGCGTCTGCTTATGGTATTACTTGGTATAACGGTAATGATTTTACCACCAAGTATGTCTATGACGCAATGAACGACCATTGGGTATTAGAACCCCGAGAACAGGAGACTAAAGAAAGTGCATAGTTTAACATCAATGCTTAAGTTTAAGCGCAAGCATGGCACAGATTCCATAAAGGATTTCTGTAGCCGTTTTCTACACCCGACCTTCGGGCATCCAGACAAGCATGGTAACTATGAGCTTGTCATAGGTAACAACCCTAAGCTCTGCTTTGCAGCTCACTACGATAGCGTGCATAACTCTGGAGGTATGCAAAAGATCCAGATCAAAAACGATATCGTTAGCCTAGCAAATGATAGCGACTCTAACTGTCTGGGCGCAGATTGTGCCACTGGCATATGGTTGATATTAGAGATGATCGACGCAGGTATCGAGGGTGTCTATGTAGTCCATGCCGAAGAAGAAACTGGATGCATCGGCTCTAGCAAGCTTGTTAGCGATAATCCACCATGGATGGATAGCCTCAAGGCTGTGATATCGTTCGATAGGAAGGGCAAGGAGGATATCATCACCCACCAGTCAGGGCTTAGGACATGCTCTGATGCCTTTGCAGTATCACTAGACAGTATCCTTGGCTTAGGTATGCGGCCCGACCCTACGGGTTCCTATACCGACTCCAACGAATACTCGCAGCTAATCTCAGAGTGTACGAACGTATCTGTGGGTTACAATTCGCAGCATACTAAGTCAGAGACGCAAGATTTGTTCTTCGCTTCAGCCCTCAGAGATGCGCTTATAGAAGCAGACTGGTCAAAGCTAGTCTTCGAGCGCGACCCGACAGTTGTAGATTACTACTACGATCGTCACTGGGGGTATCCCCAACGAGGAAGCTATAGAAGCTCTTTCGACTACTGGGACGACGATGGCTACTACATACCGTCTAAAGTGGTGGCAGAGGATACTGAAGCGGACGACTTCCTAGAGCTTGTCTGTAGCCATCCCCAAGCGGTGGCTCTATTGCTCAAGGACTTCTACGGGAACCCCTATGATCTCGTAGACGAACTCTATGAGTATGGTGCTAACGTAATGCCTAGCAGTAGCCTAGCCTAACAGCAGGGGGCTTCGGCCCCCTCTAACTCTAACAAAGGAATGACTATGAAACATTTAGAAGGAATACTAGAAGTTACCGAGGCTGTTAAGCAGAACATAAGGCTATCAGCTGTGTTTATAAACTTAGGTAGGGCCGAAGAAGGGTTAGACATGTTAATCCAAGCCTTAGCGTTATTAGAAGATATGAGCAATATTGTAAACTTAGAGTTACACAAACAGTCTAACACTATAAACTAATTTAGACCCTAGCTTAGAGATAGGCTAGGGTTTTTCTTTTGTCCTAATCTAGGTTCCAGGCTAGGGTCTAAGCCAGGGACCAGGCTAAATTCCAGGGTAAAAGTTAGATACCCCTACGATAGAAAGCCCCCTGGGATAGAAATTGGCCCCCGATAGAAATTGGTTTAACTACCCCGCCAGTGGAAATTGGCCCCCGATAGAAATAGGGCTGCGATAGAAATCCCTAACTTAAGTGTTACTTTATTTATAAATACTATAAGTTATTATTGTCTTTCGTAACACTATAGTGTATTATAGTTTTACTTCTCGCAGCTGAGAAGAGTGATATGACTAAAAAGAGGAAAAAAGTTATGCCAGAGATAGGTAGATTACCTTGTCCTAACACAGAGGGTTGTGGCAGCTCTGATGCCTACAGCTACAATACAGATGAAGGTATAGGTCATTGTAAGTCTTGCGATGACTGGTCTTTCGCAATAGATAAAGTGGTGAAACGTAAAAGCAATAGGAGTGATGAAGAAGTGGCTTTTGATGTAGATATCCCAGAGATTAAAGATTATGAGTATATTGCAGCTAGAGGTATCTCTAGTAGTGTAATGGAAATGTATGATGTACGCAGCTACAAGAATGCCGAAGGAGATGTGGTAAAGCAAGAGTATATCTACCCCTCCGGTGGAAAGAAGATCAGGGTACTACCTAAGACCTTCTCGGCTAAGAACCTTAGTCAGGATGAGTTATTCGGTATGAATATATTCCCTGCAGGTTGCGCACGTATGGTAACCATTACTGAGGGCGAAATAGACGCTCTCTCAGTGCAGGAGATCATGGGTGGTAAGTCCATCACCCCTGTGGTGTCTTTGCCCTCTGCTACGCCTTCTAAGAGGCTCTGGGAGAAGTGTACACCTTGGCTTGATAGCTTTGAGAAGATCGTCCTTAGCGTTGATAATGATGCAGCTGGTAATGCAGTGGCTGCTAAGATCTTTAATATGTTCCCGAATAAAACCTATAGAGTTATCCATGACGTCTACAAAGACGCTAATGATTTCCTTATGAACAATGCACGTAAGGAGTTCAGTAACGCTTGGTGGAATGCTAATAAGTATACCCCTGAGAATATCCTAAATACCGCAGACCAGTTCGTTAAGCTATTCAAGGAAAGCCCTGAATATAACTATGTACCTACAGGTATCGAAGCTCTTGATGATAAGATCATGGGTTTGATGCAAGGTCACTTCACTGTGATCAAGGCTCCTACTGGTATTGGTAAGACTGAGGTCATGCGTTATCTTGAGTACAACATGATTAAGCGTAAGGTTCCCTTTGCCTCTTGGCATCTTGAGGAAACCAAACTGCGCTCTCTGTTAGGTCTTGTGTCTTATCACTTGAACCAGAACCTGACACGTAGGGACATCATTGATGCTCTTGGGGTTCACGACTTAGTAGAGGACGCCATCAGAGACTTGACCAAGGATGAGCTGATCTATCAGTTCTACATGCCTGACGGTAGCGATACTGATGACTTCATCGAGCAGATCCGTTACCTGAGCCAAGGTTGTGAGCGTAAGTATATCTGCTTTGAGCCTATACAAGATGTAGTCGTAGGGTCTTCTGAGGAGAGCAAGGAGCAACAGCTTGCAGATCTATCTGTGAGGCTCTCTAAGCTTGCTGCAGAGCTTAACGTAGGTATTGTGACCATTGCACATACAAACGAGAACGGTGACCCTAAGTACTGTAAGATGATCGGTCAGAGAGCTTCTGTTATCATTGACCTGTACCGTGACAAATTGTCAGAGGATGACCATGAGCGTAACACTACGCAGCTACGGGTAGAGAAGAATCGCCCTTGCTCTGAAGAAGGTATGGCAGGTACTTTACTGTTTGACTCACATTCGTTTACGTTAGAGGAAACACATTCGTGAAACGTATACCTATGAAGGGTGAGGATGAATATGATGCCCTAAGTAAATCACGTAAGTTCCTACGATGGAAAGCAGGGCAGATAAAGAAGATCAAAAGGGCTTACAATAAAAGGTTTCGTAAGTATAGTAAAAGGATAAAAATGGATGAATAGATACGCAGTTCAAATAGAGATTGAGAAAGGTGAATACACCTTCGTTAGAAAAGAGAACCCTTGGACATACGACACTAAAGTATGGGTCTTTACTGACCGTGAAGAAGCTGAGAAGGAAGCCAAGAGGTGGAACACTGGTGTAGTAGTGGAGTATCTATAATGCTGTTCTATACTGTCCTTATGTTAAGCTACACACTGAATGGGGATCACTTACAGTCTAAAGTGATCTTCCCCAGTGCTAGGGCCTGTGGAGACGCTCTACCAGTCTATTACGAACCTGTGTATGCTTTAGACAGGAATGCCATAGGTCAATGCCTGAAGACTGATACATTATCAGGGTCTATTAAACCTAAGAGGAAACCAAATGTCAGTGGTTAAATATGCAGTGCAAGTTTGCTTTGGTGGTACAGAGTGGGTCAATGAGGTTGCTGATGATATTCTTCATCCCAACAGTAAACCAAAGCTTTACGATACCCAAGAAGAAGCTGTAAAACGTGCTAAATCTTATGTAGTTGCAAGGGTGGTTCAATATGTCGACACATGAAATACATGAACACGCTTTAGGCGAAGCTATCTTTGACTTCGAGGTAAATCAAATAGAGTTAGGTCTGAGAGGCCCATTGCCAAACACCCCTTCT